AATTAAAACTTATTTATGCAGAACTTTATACTGAGTACAACAAAACAGGTCATATCACTGTGAAGTATAAATTAAAGGATAGTAATGGATAAGGATACTGAATTATTTAAAGGTAAAACATTTTCAGATATCATGTCGGATATCTACAATAATTCTAAAAAGAAAGATAGACAGTTAAAACTTCTAATCGCTCAATTAGAACCATTGGTTAAAAATATAAACGATGCGACTGTTGTAGTTCCATTGATTAAAGAGTATATGGAAGTATCTGTTAAGAACGATGAACAAATTGTAAAACTTGCAGCAATCGTTCAAAGAATGATGAAAGACGCTAACTCAGATGAAATGGGTGGTGGTTTAGGATTATCTGAAGAAGAGAAGAAACAACTTTTAGAAAATGCAAAGGCAATTGACGCTAAAATAGATTCTCTTCAAAATGAAGGAGATGAATAATGAGCTCGTTTCAATCAGGAACAATACAAGCAATAACACTAAAGGATGATAATCCGAACGAAGTTTATAGTATTCAAGTATTAACTGCTAAAGGTGGTGGTAATTTTGAAACCGCATTCCCATTGGATACTAATATAAAACGAATACCATTATTAGGTGAAAGTGTTATATTAATTTCCGCATTAGGACCTGAGGGACAGGGTGGTAGTAGACGACAAATACAATACTATCTAAACCCAACTTCAGTTCAAGTAAATGTACACAATAACGCACTACCCAAAGGCGCTGTGGCAAAGATAACAGGTGGTACTGCTTCTGGTATACCATCGGCTGCTGCGGGAAATCCTGCAGTAACTAAAAAATCATCCGAGTCGGATTTAGGAGCAGGGTTTGTGGAGAGAACTGATGTTGGTTCTCTACAACCATTCATAGGTGATGTTCTGATAGAAGGAAGATTTGGCCAAGCATTAAGATTTGGGTATACACCTGAAGGTTCTAATACTACAAAAAAGCCAGACTGGAGTTCATCAAATCCAGATGACCCAATCACTATATTATCAAATGGTAGAAAAGAACCTGGTGAGTTCAATAAATTTATAATCGAAACAGCAGATGATGATTTATCATCTATATATCTAACATCATCTCAGAAAATAAAACTAACTACATCACAAACCAATTTGGGTTTAGGTGTTGATGCACAATCACAATTCGATAAACCATCTGTAATTATTACATCGGATAGAGTACTATTGGATTCTAAAAAAGATTATGTAATCTTATCTGGTAAGAAAGATATTATAAATGCAACTCCAAATTGGGCAATGGAGATGGATAAGATGTTTACAATCTTAGAAGGGTTAATTCAGCAATTAGCAGATTTAGCAAAAGGAACTGCAACATTTGCAACAGGTGTTGGACCAACAGGCCCCGCAACAAATGTGGCACAAGTTGAAAAGCTTTTAGCAGATTTAAAATTAATGAAACAATAATATGGCAGCGTTATGGACACCATATACAGTCGCAGTTGCAGCGTGGTATGATGCACCAATAGAAAAAACTGAAGAAGAAACTGCTAAGTTTTTAGCAAACGCATATAGGATTGCAGTAGCACCTACAATGATATCTTTAGTTCCTGGTTCTACTATTGTATCAAAACCACCTATTAAACCAATGGAAGATGCTATATTAGATACTATCAATCAAATGAAAAATGGTGAAGGTAAGCCGACCGTACCAATGTTTACTGGGTGGGCAACGGAAATAGTTAACTACTGGTCCGCCATCGTATGGAATCCCTTACCACCACCACCTGGTTATGTATCACCAACCACAGGACACTCTGTTATATCGGGTGGTACTCCATCACCATTAGATTCTTCTTTATGGAACGCATTTAATAATGAACCACTAAGTACACCTATGGGAATTATTATAGCAAATAAATTAGTAACTGCATTTAAAGGACACTTCTTAACTGTAAGTGGGTTATATAACGGATTGATTCCATCACCAGGCGGACCAGTACCAGGCCCGCCATTTCCTTGGGTTGGGGTAGTGTAAAACTAAACAATTTGATATTTATATAAAAGTATATTATTATGAAGGCAAAAGAATTAGCACAATTATTAGAAGTAATCGTTAGAAAAGTGGTAAGGGAAGAACTTAAACCAATCTTAAAAGAGGTTAAACAAAGTTCTAAACCAATTATCAGAGAACGAGCAGTGGATAATAGTAGGGTAACTAAAGACCCATTAGATATTTCAGGTCTATTAGAAACTAAAAAACCAAAAGTACAAAAGTTCTCAGAAAACCCATTACTAAATGATATGTTAAATGAAACCGCACAGAGTGGTGAATGGAAAAGTATGGATTCTACATTTACATCACAACAGGCACAAGGATTCAATAGAGCACAAATGGCTGAGATGCTAGGTTATGGTGATGGTGTTGCAACCACCACAAATATGACACCAACCTTAGACCCGGATGGTAAACCTATGAATGTTAATATCGAAGGTACTGCAGTTGGTGATGCTTTAACAAGAGATTATTCTTCATTGATGAAAACTATCAATGCTAAGAAGGGGAAATAATAAATGGCTAAACAACGTAAAGAATATTCGTACAACCCATTAGATTTACAGAAAGATGTTGCGATTGGTGTAATGCTACCGTTTGGTAAACTGAACGGTTTATTTGAATTAAGTTATACAACCGAAGAGCAGGCAATATCTAATCTAAAAAGTTTATTATTAACTCGAAAAGGTGAACGAGTGTTTCAACCTAACTTTGGTTCTGATGTTTATTCTTTAATGTTTGAAAATATCAATGTAGGTCTATCAGAGATGTTAACTGAAACACTTACAGAAGATATTAATTTTTGGTTACCCTACATAATTATTGATGATATAAATATTGAAGTTATAGAAGATAGAAATTATGTTAGGATAGAACTATCTTTTAGAGTTACCGAACAAGGTGCTAACCAACAAATAATTCTATTTATAGATAATGCGGGAACTACCACAATAGAATAGGTTTAAAAATGGCAAAGAAAATTAACAATGATTTAGTACAAAAAGATGTATCGTTAATAGGTAGAGACTTTGGTGAGATTCGTAAGAATCTGATAGATTTTTCAAAAAACTATTTTCCAAACACCTACAATGATTTTAACGAAGCATCGCCTGGTATGATGTTTATGGAAATGGCATCGTATGTAGGTGATGTACTTTCTTTTTACACAGATACTCAATTAAGAGAATCAGTTTTAACAAACGCTGAAGAAAGTTCAAATCTATTTAATCTAGCAGCTGCATATGGTTACAAACCTAAAAATTATGTACCTGCCACAACTAACTTAGATGTATTTCAATTAGTTCCATCTAAAGGAAGTGGTGATGATGTAAGACCTGATTTTGATTATGCATTAAAAATAGCAGAGGATATGCAGGTAGGTTCATCCGAAAACAATGATGTAAACTTTATAGCATCGAAAAACATTGATTTTGCATTCTCATCATCATTTGATACAACGGAAGTATCCGTATATCAAGTTGATGAAAACACAAATGAACCTATATACTATTTGTTAAAGAAAAAAGTAAAAGTATCAAGTGGTACTGTTGAAACAAAAACATTTACATTTGGTTCTCCAAAGATTTATGATAAGATTAAGATAGAAGAACCTAACTTTATAAGAATAAAATCAATAGTAGATGATGATAGCGATGAGTGGACACACGTACCATACTTAGCACAAGATACTGTATTTGAACAGATTGAGAACAACGAAGATAACTCAACCGCGTTTGTAGAGTATAGTGGTGATACACCATACCTATTAGAATTGAAGAGAGTACCTAAAAGATTTATCACAAGATTTGAAGATAGTGGGGTAGTAGTAGTTCAGTTTGGGGCTGGTATATCACAAAACGCGGATGAGGAAATCGTACCAAACCCAGATAATGTGGGTTCTAATCTATATAACATAGTTGGTGATTTAGACCAGGGTATAGACCCATCTAACTTCCTATACACCAAAACATATGGAGTAGCACCATCTAACACAACATTAACTGTTGAGTATTTGGTTGGTAATGGTATAGTAGATAATGTTCCTGCCAAAGATTTAACAAACATAGTATCCATAGATACATCATTTGCAAATGAAAGAAATTTAGATAGTACCATAACTGGATTCGTTAGAAATTCGGTTGCAGTTACAAACCCAGAACCAGCACGTGGTGGTCGTAGTGAAGAAACATTAGAAGAAATTCGTAACAACGCAATGTCGTTCTTTGCTGCTCAAAACAGAACTGTAACTAGAGAAGATTATGTTATGAGGTGTTACGCATTACCACCACAATTTGGTTCTTGTGCAAAAGCATATTTATCACAAGATTATCAGATTGAAAATAAAAAATCCGATGGTACAACAATTTCATCTGAGATTCCAAATCCATTAGCTTTGAATTTATATACAATGGGTTATGATGATACTAAAAAGTTAGTACCTCTAAACCCTGCAACGAAAAATAATCTAAGAAGTTATATAGCATATTATAGATTATTAACAGATGCAGTTAACATAAAAGATGCACATATTATTAACATTGGTATTGATTTTGAAATTACGGTGTTACCACAATATAATTCAAATGAAGTTCTTTTAAGATGCATAAATGCATTAAAAGAGTATTTTAATATTGATAATTGGAGAATTAATGAACCAATTCAACTATCTAAAATTTATGTATTATTAGACCAGGTAGATGGTGTTCAGAGTGT